ATAGTAGACCTTCATGGCGCTCCCCTCTCGTTGTTGAAGGGCCGGAATGCGCTAACTGCCTCCCGGCCCCGTACGTCTAACCACGGGTGCGCTACGGTCCCGCACGCTTCACGACAGGCGCTGTCCCGGGTTGCCCAAGGGGCCCGGTTTGCCCAGATTGCCCGGCCCGCTTGGCCTCGTCTTCCCGGCGCTGCTTGATCTCGTTTTCCCGGCGCTGCGTGCGCTCGTCTTGCTGGCCCTTCAGCGCTTCCCTGTCCACCTCGTCTTCCTTGCGCGGTGCGCGACCGTCTGGTCCACCCCGCAGCAGCAGGGCGACTGGCGCGTGCACGGTGGCCGCCAACATCGCGTCCACGTAAAACGGGGCCATGATCGGCGCGCTCTGCATCATGATGTAGCGCACCGGTGGGTCTTCCACGATCCACGACTTGGTGTAGCTGCGCCGCGCCTGCATACCCGCCGTCTCGTCGCGGATCGCGCCGAACGCCTTGTAGCCGCGAATCTGCGAGCCACCCACCAGCACCGTGAACTCCGGTAACACACTCGCCGGTGTGTTGGTGATCGGATCGATGTAGCTGCCGTTGTAGACCGAGATCGAGAACCCGCCGATATTTCCAGCAGCCCATCCGTCATCGCCTTCGGGGGCCATGTCCTTGATGGTGTCGTCGTTGATGTTGCGGAAGCGGCTGAACCATGCCTGCACCGACGCCGACGAGCGAAACAGTTGATAGGCGTCCAACGTCATGGTCACTTCGCGCGGACGCACGCCGCTCTTTTCGAAGACGAGCTCCGCCCACGCTTCCAGGTCGGCAATCGGATCCACGCCGGAATCGCCCCACTCTACCGAGGCCCCCAACGTCACCGTCAGGTCGGGATCGCGCTGGAAGTCCAACTCCACTTCCGGATACTTCTCGCCGACCAGGGTCAGGTGTCCTTCCGCCAGCACTTGGCCCGCCATCACTTCCAGGCGGCGGCCGAGCATGTCTTGCTGGTCCTGCATTTCCGCAGCGGCCTTGATCTCCAGACGGCGCATCGGAGACAGATTGCCGGGGATGGGTTCGCCGTAGGTGCGCGTGAACTGCGAGTTCGGTTCGAACACCCGCTTGTCCTTCACGTACGCAGGTTCGATTTGGAACGAGTGAAAGCCTTGCTTCTCGACGATCTGCCCTTCCACGTATGGGCTGACCAGCGGTGCGATACGACGCGACTTTTTGCGCACGTCGATCGTTACCTTCACCGCGTTTTCGATCTGTTCGCCGGGGAAAAAGTTGCGTGTGAGAAAGCCGTACTCCGGCACCATGTGTTCCACGGTGGCGATGAGCACTTCGGGTGTCCAGATATCCATGACGCAAAGTCTCCTGTCTGAATTTGAGTTTGACCGTGCGCCGTTTACGCGTCGGGGTAACGCCTGACCGGCGTTTCGAGAATGATGCCCAAGCCACGGAAGACGGGCCGCAGGTCCGCAAGAACGACACTGTTCAACGTCAGGGCGTGCTCGTTGAAACGGCCTTGGATGTAGACATTGACCTCGGTCATGTCCGGCGGCGAATCGGATGCGTCGGCGTCTTCCGCCGCGATGCCATTGGCGGCGGCAGCGCTTGCCGCAGGGGCCACCGAGCTTCCGGTCACCGTTACCACTTCGCCGCGGGTGATGACCGCGGTGCCAGCTACCGTGTACTTGCGCGAGGCGATGCTGCCCGCGTCGCCGCCAAGCAGATCGTCGTCGAGCGGGCTGTCGCCCAGGTCTGTGAATCGTGCCCGATGAGTTGCCATTTTGCGAGTCTCCTTTGGAGTTGATGGTTGGCGTTACTTCACCAGCCGGACCTTGTGCTTGGCAGCGAGGCCCGCGAGTCGTGTGCCCATCTGCTCCGCCGTTTCCTCGCCGTCGCCGTCGCCGTTGCCAGCGCCGACCTTCGGGTTGGGTTCCTGTTCCATGCGCGCCGCCAGTGCGTTGGTCGGTGCCTCCGCCTTCGCTTCCTCGGGCAGCGGTGCCATGAACGCGATGGCGTCGTCCACCGACATGCTGCTGTCGAAGGCGAGGCGGTTTGCCAGGGCGGGCCGCTTCTTGCCCTCGGCGCTTTCGGTGATGCCCTTGATCCGCTTCCTCGCCTCGACACCGGCCGCTTCCGCGGCGGCCTTGGCGGCAGTGGCCGCCTCCGTTGCGCCCTCGGTCCTTCCGGCGGCGCGCGCAGCATCCAGATCGGCTTGAGTGATGGCCGCGAGTACCGGTGCGGCCGCGTTGTCCTTGGGTACCGTGGACATAACGTGCTCTCCTAGATGAAACGCGGATACGGCCGCGCGCCGATACACTTTCTTGCGCTCCAGACTCCCGTTGTACAACTCGGAAGCCATCGTTGCCACCGTTTCGCCCAAGAGCATCACGCCATCCGAAAACCCGATGTTCACGGACTCTTGCGCGGAAATAATCCCGGCCTCGGTGTTCCTTACGTCTTCCACGCTCATGTTGCGGTTGCCCGCCACATGATCGGTGAACATTTCATACAGTTCGTCAACACGGGATTGCATCCAGCCGCGCGCTTCCTCGGTGAGCGGCAACAGCGACGAGCCATCAACCTTGCGTGCACCGGCGTAGATGGGCGTGTACACCACGCCCGAGCGCTCGACTATGCGAGACCTGTCGGCGTGCATGATGAGCACACCGATGCTGCCAAGCAGTCCGGTAGGCGTGGTGTAGATGCGATCCGCGGCGGCCGCCAGCCAGTACGCGCCGGACAGGGCCAGCCCGTTGGCGTGCGCCCACACCGGCTTCTGGATTTCGGAAATCACGGTGGACGTTTCCACCACGCCTTCCACTTCGCCGCCGGTGCTGTCGAACTCCAGCACGATGCCGCGCACGCCGCTGTCGCGGGCGGCGGCAGTCAGCCGCCGGTTGATATCGTTGTAGCCGGTCAGCCCCGACAAGGCTTCAAGGCCACCGGCACGCTGCACCAGGGTGCCGTAGACGGGTACCACGGCAACGCCATCGTTGGTGAGGTAGTAGCCACCCTCGGCACGGCGGGCGCTGACCTGGGCGGCAATGTCGGCGCGCTCCGGTGGAAGGAACTCGGGCAGCGCCGCCACTTCGTTTTGCAGGTACGCATTGAACACGGCCGCAATCGTCGCGGCCTTGTCGGGGTCCACCAGCAGCGGCGTGTTGAACAGCCGCCCCGCCAAATGCGGATAGTCGTGTTTCACTAATCCTCCGTCCCGTTGCGAAGTGGTTCCCCCGTCTCGGGATCGGTAGCTTCGTCCTGGGCGGGCGGTGTGCCGCCGCCGCCACCGGCGAGCATGGAAATGTCGTCCGGCAATCCTTGCGCGACAGCATACGCGCGTTCGCGTGCGCGCTGACGGATCAAATCCTTCCAGTGAAGCCCTTGCTCGGCAGCGATCCGCTTCAACGTGTTCAGTCCAGCGGCCAGCTCGAGCACGTTGCCCTTCACTTCCTTTTCCTTGTCCACGTAGCCGCGCGGCGGTCCGATCCACGTACCGCGCAGGTAGGAGCGCTTGAACTCGTACCACCTGGGCGCGACGATGCGCCCGTCGTTCACCACTTCCTCCATGAACAGCGCGTTCACCTTGTCCAGCCAGCCCGCACCCAGACGGTCGCGCTTGCGGGTGACCAGCCGGTACAGTTCGCTCATCGCCGCCCGCGTATTGCTGTAGTTGGACTTGGCGAAGTCCTTCTTGGCCAGAATGTGGGGCATCCCCGAGCCCACCGTGATGATCTTCTCTACGTTCTCTACGAACACCCCGAACTGCCCTGCCGGCCGCTGCGGCATGAACGATTCGAGCTTGTCGCCGGGGAACAGCGTGGCGAGCGTGCCTCCCTTCATCTTCACCGAGTGAGCGGAGCGCGACGCCATGTATTGCTTCTCGTTGCCGCGAAACAACTCCACGATGTCGTCGTGCTCCAGCGGCGTGGTGATCGCGCCCCAGATCATCCCGTTCAGCACCGCCGCTTGAATCTCCGCCTTGACGTAGCGGTCGATATTCTTGAACTCGGACAGCACCGCCGCCAGCAGTGGCTTGCCGCGCGTCATGTCGGCGCGGTCGCTGTCGAAGTCATGAATGACCCGCAAGCGCCCGAACTTGGTGAAGCGCGGGATGTACTCCCAATCGTCCGGTGCCCCCAGGTAGTACGCGCCCGTGCCCATGTAGAGCGAGTCGCCAGGGTGGGAACGTTTCACGTGAAACCCAACCGGCGCACCGTACTCGTCAAACGCGATGCCCCCGCGCAGCCTGGGCGTTGCTGGCGTGTACTGGGGATTGCACAGCCGGTCGATCTCCACCGTTTGCAGCTTGGTGCTGAAGCCGTCCTTGCGCTGCGGTAGCCACAGCGCCAGGGTGAGCGAGCCGCCGTTATCCGCCTTGGCGTACTGCACCTGCTCGGTCAGCATGTCGCCAGTGAGGGTGTCGCCCGCGTGGCACGCCGTACTCCAGAACCATTCGTGATACAGCGCCTCGTACTGCTCGCTCCAGTCCTCCGCCCACGCTTCCGAGAAGTACGGATCACGGCGGGACATGGTGAGCCAGTCCGGCTCGCTGCAAAAGTGGATCCCGCTGCCGACGATGTAATCGACCTGGGTTTCCACCAGCCCGTGCGCGAGCCCGTTGTTACGCCGAATATCCCGGCTGCGGTTCTGTAGCTCCTTCAGGTCCGGCAGTAGATCACCGTCCGCCGAACCGCCCGCCGCGAACCACTCGGACATGTCGGGCGTACTCACCGAAGCACCACGGTGGGCGGTCATACCCCAACAGTCGATCTTCGCCTTGATGTGGGGTTTCGCCATGTTCAGCAGTCCGTGGGCGCAAAGCGTGGGAACGGCTGAGAGCACCCACGGCAGCGGTTGACGATGTTCTGCAAGCGGCGAATCTCCTGGCCCATGGCCTGGGGATTCGGTGCGCTGTACTGCATCTCCTTATCCGCTTGCTTCCACCGAACCAGCGCACCGCCGGTGGTGTACGCATGCATGGCGGCTCGCAGTGCGGCCAGATCGAGCTCCGCCTGTTCACACGGCGTTAGCGCCACCTCGGGACACGTCGTTGCCATCGCGCACTCCAAAAA